CTTTAAAATAGCTCTATCACTAGACCATAAAAAGAAACTCTCCCCGCAAAGAAACACCACGGAATCAGTAGAAAAGCTATTTTGTAACCAAGCCGCGTCAATAAAACTCGAATCCCTAGGTAAAAAAACATTCCCTCAACTATGAATCTTAAAAAAAGACAGTCCGGTTGGCTTTCCAAACGACAAGGCCAAAACTTCGAGCAAACTTGCGAACTCGCCGCAAAATCACAAGGCTTCATCCCTCTTATGATCGAAGATGGAGCAAAAAAAATAGGCCCAGGCGGCAAAACCATTATTCCCGTCCCCAACCTATTTGACGCCGTCCTAATCGACACCAAATCCCCTAAAGTCCTATTCCTTGACTTCAAAGTCAGAGATGCAGAACACCTCACCCCATCCTTTTTTCTCACTAGAGACTCTCACCGAATCCAACGAAAAAAATCTTCCACACAACGACAACTTGAAATCATGCTCGATATCGCTCAAAACACATCTCACACCGCTGGCTTTGTTATTCTCCTTAAACCCCTTGCTAGATGCGTATTCGTTTCTGCTCTCGATATTAAAAACACCCCTAAGGGACAACGTGTCCCAGTTAAAACCCTAGGCTCAACATCCACACCAAACTTTAAAAACATTTAAAACAAATACCCTTAAGTCTTGCTTTAATATTTTCGATAAGTTAGCCTAAAAATTGCTCCTCATCGTTTTTGAGGACAGAAAGGCAGCGTTTATGCCACACCCAGGCGGAAGGCCAACACTATATAAACCAGAATATTGTGAGCAGCTTATCACTCACATGCAAAACGGTTTCTCCTTCGAATCATTCGCCGCCGTCATCGGCGTCGGCAGAAGAACTCTCTATGAATGGGTTGACGCCCATGAAGAGTTCTCGCACGCTAAAGACGCTGGGCAGCAAAAATCATTGTTGTGGTGGGAAAGAGTAAACATGGCTCACGCGCTTGGCAAAATCAAAACAGGCGGCGCTAACGTCATTTACACAATGAAGTGTCGCTTTGGTTGGAATGATCAGGACCTTGATACATCGGATTTAGACTTAACGCTTAAATACAATATCGATTAAATGAGTCAGATTCCTGGCATTTTAGATTTTGACCCAACTCAGGTTCCGTTTCAAATTCAGGTTATAAAAGACGTTAGAAAGCACCTAGATTACTCGCTAGGTGTCCATGAAATCCTACTATCCGGCAGTGTAGGTTCCGCGAAATCAATAATGCTTGCGCATCTTGCTGTAACTCACTGCCTTCTCTATAAAAATGCCCATTTCGGCCTTGGAAGGCTCTCAATGCCTGCCCTTAAAGGAACGATATTCAATACAATATGTGAACATATTGATGGCTCAATTCCCTGCAAAATAAGAGAAATAAATGCTCAAATATCATTCCCAAATGGCTCAAGAATCTCCTCATTTTCTTGGCAGGACAAAAAATACAAAAAAATGCGATCAAATGAATTTACTTCCTTCGCTATAGAAGAACTCACAGAAAATGAAGATGATAGCGCGTATAAAGAAATACTTATGCGAATTGGAAGGAACCGATTAATTAAAGAAAAATTCCTGATTTCCGCAACCAATCCCGATGACCCCTCTCATTGGGTTTATGACCGATTCTTCATAAACAAAAACCCTAATCGCCACGTCTACCTATCAAACACCTTCGACAATCCTTTTCTCCCAAAGTCCTATATTGAAGATCTTCGAAGAAATCTAAGCCCAAGGGAAGCCCGAAGAATGCTCTTTGGTGAGTGGTTAGAGCTGGCGCGTGAGGTCATTTACGACCAATATCAGCCCGATATTCACTTTAAAAAAGAGAAATACAAAATCGACCCTAATTTCCCCGTTTTTTGGACTCATGATTTCAACATTGGGCAACAAAAACCCATGTCCTCATGCTTTTTTCAATTTATTCGAGACGAGTTTCACGTTTTTGATGAAATTGTTATTGGAGGCGCTAGAACTCAAGACGTTTGCGAAGAGGCATTCAGTAGAGGACTTCTTTCAAGAGAATATCGGTTAATTGTTACGGGTGACGCGTCGGGTAAGCATAATGACACAAGATCAAGACTTTCTGATTACAAAATCATTGAGAATTACCTCGCAAATATATCCCCAACTATTCAATTTAAGGTAGACCCCCCTCTTTCTAACCCGCCAGTTCGTGAAAGACACAACATTGTAAACGCCTATTTAAAAAACGATCTTGGACAAAACCGTTTATTTGTCTACGGACCGTGCAAAACCTTAGATAGGGGGTTAAGGCTCACAAAGTTAAAAAATGGCGGCAACTACATTGAAGACGATTCAAAAGATTACCAGCACGTCACCACGGCCTTGGGCTATGGTATAAAACAGGCTTTAGGTTACAATCTAAATAAGCGGCCAACCATGGTTCCACGTTAAGCGGAGAGTTAGAAATGAATATTCAGAATCAAGAAGAACGGCGAATTATTATTGATGAAATCTTGGGACAAGAAAATAACTCTCGACGCGAAGAACATTTTAAACGCCAAGAAGTTTACAACGAACGACAAGCTCAATGGGTAATTGAAAAATTGAAACAAGAGTTTTCTTACAAAACCATCTCAGAAATGAGAAAGATTTTTTCTATTAACCTAACAAGGCGCATTATTGATGAGATTGCCTCTATTTACAGAAAAAAACCCATGAGGTCATGGACTCAGCTAACGGAAGATCAGCACGATCAGGTCCAATATTGCTACGAAAGCTTTGGTGTTAATAGATCTTTTAAAAGAGCTAACAAACTTTTTAAGCTTCATAGGCAGCTTACTATCCAAGTCGTTCCTAAATATGGAAAGCTCTACGCTAGAGTATTAAGCCCGCACCAATACGACGTCGTGCCTGACCCCGAAATGCCTGAGAAACCATTGGCTTATATTATCTCAACTCTTGATCGTAGATATTTTTTAAAAGATTATCACTCCCCTAGTCGGCAACAAGTCATCGGCGACTCTGTTAATCAAAAAATTGCAGATGTGGACGATTATTTGTCTAGAATAGAATTTGTTTGGTGGACCAAAGAATACAATTTCAAAACAAACAAAAAGGGAGAGTTAATTGATGAACCTATTTTAAACCCAATTCAAGAGCTACCTTTCATTGATATTGCAGAAGAAAGGGACTTTGAATATTGGGTAAGATCTGGAAGCGATATCGTAGAATTCGCTACCGATTTCCTTAAAGTTCTATCAGATCATTTTAATATCATTCGGTTGCAAGGGTATTCTCAAGCTGTCATGGTCTCAGAGGAGATGCCGGATTCGATCGTTATTGGTCCAAATCACATTCTGCATCTAAAACAGGACAAAAACTCGGACAAGGAGCCGCGTTTCGAATTTGTAACTCCTTCCCCTGATCTTGCTAGTGGCATCAATAGCCTTGAAATGTTGATTTCTCTTTTCTTGTCTAGCAGGGGAATTGACCCCGCCACAATCGCAACTAAATCAGGCGCTCAAAGCTTCTCATCTGGCCTTGAGCGTCTTTTATCAATGCTGCAAAAATTTGAGGCATCAAGTGACGATCTTGACGTGTTCCGATCCGTAGAACAAAAATATTACGAAATATTCAAAAAATGGCAGCTCGCCTCTTCAAATAACGACCTAATTTCAGATGAGTTTAAGGTTAGAGCCATTAGTGATGAAAGCGAAATAAATGTTCGATTCTCTGAGCCCGAAATGATTCAGACTCAAAACGAAAGAGAAGAGTCTCAAATCCGTCTATTAGAGTCTGGTCTGACAACAAGGCTCATGGCAATAAAAGAAATTCACGGAGTGAGCGAAGAAATCGCGCAAGATATTTTAAACAAAATAGAGGGAGAATCAGCATTTGGCCGTCAAGAGAACTCTATCGGAGTCTAGTGTAAAGCTTCGAGTCAATATTAAGGAACTTCTTGATGGCAAAAACCTTCCGGATGATCCCGATATTGTTGAAGCTATAGCGCAAAAAGCTATAGATATTATTGTTGAGAGAACTCAGGACGGTGTTTCATTAAGCGGTCGACCTTTTAAAAAATATAGCGATTCCTACGAGAAATCTGTCTCATTTAAGGCGTTTGGAAAATCATCAACTCCCAATTTGACTCTTTCAGGTGATATGCTTGGCCTTCTTGAACTCATTGATACCACTAGAAACACCTTTGAAATCGGTTGGACGGACGATTTAGAAATCAAAAAAGCATACAACCATAATGTTGGAGATACGGTTCCTAAGCGTGAATTCTTCGGTCTTCAAAAACAAGAGCTTGATGAGCTTAGAGAATTCGCAGAATCTTTAATAAAAGATGAAGCCTCAGAGGAATGACTTTTATGGTTAAGGTCAATGTTGATATTTCAAAACTGAGAGCTGAAATCATTTCAGAGCTTAAAGTTCGACCCACGACTCTTTCAGAAATGGCTGATTTCTGGAAAGACAGAATATATGCCGTCACAAAAACCGGAAAATCAATAATAGACGGCTCAAGTCTTAAAAAATTGTCGCCTAGTTATGTTGATTTCCGTCGAAAATATAAGGGCGCAAAAGGTGAGCTTTTTGGCCCTAACAAATCAAACTTAACGCTCACAGGTCAAATGCTTGAGTCTTTACACGGTACAGCCAACTTTAGAACCCAGTCGGTATCGGTTAACCTTATTGGAACTAGGGACGATGGGCTAAAAAATAGCAAACTGGCTGAATATGTTGAGGAGCAAGGCAGGCCTTTTCTTGGCCTCGATCAAAAAGGCAAGGAACGGCTTAAGCAATTCGCTCTTAGAGATATTCGCCGACAACTTAAAAACAGAGTACAAAGAAAAAAGCGGGCAACCTAGTTAAAGATTTTACCCGCCTAGACCGATCAGCTCCCCCGAGCAACTGGCCCTATAAACACAATACAAGACCGTATTGATATTTGAAAGGGGTTTAGTAAAATGGAAAACAGTGTCGAGTTAGACGCAGGAAATCCTCAGTCTGAGGAAAATAAACCAATTAAAAATGAGTCTGTTGGAGATAATTCAAAACCTATTGACGCTAAAGAACTCGAAAAAAAACTAATCGAGACAGCGTCAGAGGCAAAAAAATATCGACAACAAAAAGCTCTCTTAAAGCAGAGACTTGAAGCAATTGAGGCTGAAAACGAAGAGCTTAAAAAGAAAACCTTAGAAACTCAGGGCAACTATAAGTCGCTTTACGAGAAAGCTAAGGAAGAAAAGCTCCGACTTGAGGAGAAATTCAAAACTCAAATCGGTCGTTATGCCCTCAATACTATCGAGTCGAGCGTTAGAGAGCACCTGTTAATGGCTAAGTGTCAGAGACCCGACGCCGTTCTGAAATTATGCCAAGAACAGATTCGCTCATTTGAGCTGGATGAGAATTTCAAGCCATCAGCTGATGACGTAAAGTCATTAGTTGAGGAAATGCAATCTCAATTTCCAGAGTGGTTCAAACAAGAAACCCCAAACTTAAAAGATGGATTCCCCGTGGGGAAAATGCCAACAAAACAGGCAAAATCCATCCAAGAAATGACTAAAGAAGAAATTATGCAGCAACTCGCTGCGCTAGACAAAAGGAGTTAACAAATGGCTGATCTTATTCATGGTAACCCAGAACTCGGAGCAACAAAGCAGGATTTGATTGCAGCTCTTGTACAAAAAGAGCTTGCTGCGAAAGCAAACTTGCTTCCTTATGTGACAGATGTTTCTCGATTCGCAGTTAAAGGAGCAAAATCTATCAGCTTTCCAAAGTTTAATAGCTTTACTCCAATCAACCGAGCCACAGCGACCGCCGGAGACGCTGCCGTGCTCACCGCAACCGCCGACAAGCTTGATCTAAATATTAATGCTTATATTGCTTGGATTGTTGACAGCTCCGATGAGATTCAAAGCACTGTGGCTGTTCAAACTGAGTTAGCTTTACGAGCTGCATCCGGACACGGACGATATGTTGACACTAACATTATTGCAGAACTTGAGGCAGGTGGCACTGCAGTTACAGCCGGAGCAATTTCTCGCGATATTATTTTGGAGATGAGAGAGAAACTTCTCTTGGCTAACGCTGATATGAACCAACTCGTTTTGGTTGTCGGACCTGAGTCTGAAACTCTCCTCTTAAAAATTGATGAGTTTACAAAGGCAGAAGTCTACGGTCAGGCAGTTATCCCCAGCGGTATGATCGGACGTGTTTACGGAGTTCCAGTTCTTATCAATAACCAACTAGACGATCAGACTTTCTATATGTTTGAAAAGTCTGGGATTGCAATTGGCTTCCAAAAAGCACCTGCTATTTCTGAGCAAGGCGCTAACGAATACGGCAGCGGTGCTATTCGTGTTGCAATGGATCAACTCTACGGAGTTAAGTCTATGCAGGGCGGCGCTTTGATCTTTAAAGACGGAAACTAATCTAAAATAAGAATATGATAGCTCCGACGGTTGCTCATATTCCAAACTATCTAGTCGCTCGGAGCCCTCAGGGGCTCCAGCGGCTTATGCTTTTAAACAATCAAAAAAAAGGTATGGTTTTTCCTTATCAAATCCAATACGCGCAAGACAGATGGTTTGCGTGGTACTTTGACACGTCGGAAACAAGTGTCCAAAACCTTATTGACCATGAAAAACAAAACCAAGATCAGGAAATAAGTGATTCATGAGTCGAATTAAAAGCGAAAGAGACTACCTTTCATTTGAGGAGATTCAAGATCAAGTATGGGCTCGACGTGTAAAGTCCATTGGAACAAGTCTTCTTGCAGGTTTTGAATTTGACTCGATTCAGGCATCTTATCCTGATTCTGTAACAGAAGTTTATACTTATAAAGTAGGTGGACTGTCGGGAAACGTTGTTGCTACTATTACCGTCATCTATACCAATAGCTCAAAAAGCGATATCCTCTCAGTTGTAAGAACTTAAATTCTTCTACTGGAGGGTTCACTTGTCTGGCTTTAAGCTTAATCCGTTAAGTGCTACACTTGATCGCGTCGAACAAGGAGCGCAAGCTACCAAGGCACTAAAACTTATTGTCGAATATGATACAGATATTAACACTCAGCCAGGTGATCTAGTTCGAGTTTCAGGGAATAACCAAGTTACAAAAATTAATTCGAATTCGAGCGTTGAAATACCCAAGGGAATTTTCGGAGTGGTTGCATCAAAGCTTAGCCCAACTCGATGCGAGGTCATATTTTTAGGGATCCAGGACGGCTATTCAGGATTCACCACAGGCGATGCTTTGTTTGTTCAAACAGACGGAACTCTGGGCCACAATGCTCCTAATACCGGAACAGTTCAACAAATTGGTTTTGCAGTTTCCCCATCTGAAATATTCATAAATATAAAACAAGCTTTAAGGAGAGACTAGAATGAAAAGGCTTAGTCCCGAAGAGTATTGGAAATGGCGAGCTTATATTGCTGAGCTTTGGTACGCAGAGTCCAAAGAGCGCGCCGGAAAGCATGAAATGATAAACTTACAAATTAAAGCGCAGCTTGCGCATATGGAGTCACAATTATTTTTCTACAAGAATTTAAAAAAATTAACCGATGAGGTTTCAATGGCGAAATCACTATACAATGAGCTTAAGGTGGAGTTGGAAGAGAAACTTGGAATAAGCCTTAGCAATTGCGTTATTGATGAAGTCACGCATGAGATTAAAAAACTAGAAGAATAACAATTTATTTCAAGGGGGAGAAAGATATGCCACAAGTAAAACTATTAAAAATTGCAGCGGATGGGGTACCTTTAGAGTTTGATTCAGCCAGTGATGAGATCACGCTTGTTTCTGGACAGTTCGGCAACGTACTCGTATCAGCAAACTCCGTTGTCTCTACAAACACTAACGGCAATCTTGCTTTAACACCTGACGGAACCGGAAATCTGGTCCTCGACGGTGTTAACTGGCCTCAAGCTGACGGTAATGCTGGCGAATACTTGAAGACAAATGGAGCAGGGCAGCTTTCTTGGAGCACGGTTGAGTCTATTGCAGTTTCTAATTTTTACACCGCAGACGACGACCTGGCAGCATCGGATGCGCTATATATTTCTGCGGCGAATACTGTCGATAAGGCTGTTGCTACTAACGATGGCCCACCTAGCCGATTAATTGGTTTTGCTAAGCAAGCAGCTCTTGATACCGAGCAAGTCGAGGTTGTTTCCGATGGTGTTTTGTCTGGATTCACAGGACTTACGCCCGGTTCCAGATATTACTTGTCAGCATCTACGGCAGGAGCAATAACAAACACCATTCCAACTGGTCCTGGTAGAACGATAGTTCAAGCGGGTTACGCGAAATCTGCAACGGCACTTCACATTCAAATATTACAACTCGGCAGAAGGGCTTAATTAGCGTTAAATGCAAGGGTGGGATGCAATAGCGTCCCCCCTTTGCTATTATTTTTTTTATGGTTGATAAGGTCAAGCCTTTAGTTTTTGAAAATCCGGCTTCCGGTGGCACGCAAACTGATTACTTACCGACAGAACTAGATCCCAATGAAGATTATGTATCTACCAAAGGTATTGCTTTGGAAGATAATGACAACCACAAAATAGATAAAGACACATCTGGCAACATACAATTTCAAGATGCGAACCAAACAATACCCTTTAGACTTAACAGGCTTGTCAAGGATTTCGGAACTCCGGCAAGCTCTTTAGTCGCAAGCGTACAGGCTACTACTAATTCAATTAAAACTTTGACCTTAACTTCTAATACAGATCAAATTTTCACGGGTACAACGGCTGGCCAAATTGTAAGACTTCCAAATGCAACCACACTTTTATTGGGCCACAAGTTTGAGATTTGGAACTTATCCAATAAATCAATTACAGTTGAAAATTCAGGTGGAAATAACCTAACAACACTAAATCCAGACGGTAGAACCACATGCATACTCGTAAACAACTCCACAACAAACGGTGTTTGGGCTTTAACCTACACTTTGGACAATGGTAACGTATTTGGAACTCAAATTTTTGATGTTGTAGATGAAGCAGAAACATCAAACAATTCAACAACGGTGTGGGTAACAAAGCTAACGCTGACAACGCCTTCAAATCTCCCTTTGGGTGATTACTTGTTAAATTTTCAATTTATTTGGCGGGCTGCAAATGCAAATAGAGAGGCCGATTTTAGGCTTAGGCTAAATGGATCAAATATTGTTGATTGGCAGCCTTCTACTGGAAGAACTCAAGACAGGCAGTTACTTTCTGGCTTTCGCAGATCGAATGGAATTTCTGGAACAAATACTTGGGACTTTCAGTTTAAGGTGGTTGGATCCGGAACAACTATTTTTGTTCAGCAAGCAAGAATGTTTATTTGGAGAGTGGCATGATATCTTATATTTATGAAAAACTTTGTAATTCTCAAAAGCTAGATATAGAGATAAGGGAATCAGAAATCACGATAGCACTAAGCCACATCACAACAAAATCAGAGCCCGCCGAGACTGAGATTTTTTTTAAGTCTGAAATATCAAAACAAGAAAAAACCTTGTTAGATAATATTGTTGATATCCACGACCCAACTCCCTTGCCCGACGATGCGACTAAAGTTTCGGTGATTCAAAAAGATCCGGAGACTATGGGCGTTGCTGTGAGCCTGAAATTCGCTCCCGATGGTTGGAAACAACAACTTTTCGAAACAGAGCTGTGTACTTCTCTTTTAAATTCAATACATGAGAAAAATTGGAAAAACCAAAACATAGGATTTTCTGATATGAAATTTTACAATGCATCGGAAGAAGAAATAACCGAGCAATCCGTTATTGATGCAGAGTGTGTTAGGACGGATTATCTTTGGATGCCTAATACAGATTACGCAATTAAATCGGGCTTTGTAACTCAGAGAGAAGTTCCATCTGAAAATATTTATGTATGGGCTCTTGGAGGTGATATTCCTGAAATATACGGTGGGCCAGTGGCCGTTTTTGCAGAGGGTGGCCTCAACATGGCATTTGTGGACGCCAGATTCCCAACAGGCCTAAATGGAGTTAGCGCATCGGTTTTAAATTATAATCATCCAATTCTAGGGCCAGGCGCGGGAACAAATAGACTTAGATTTGTTTTTAGGCATCCGGCGGGGTTTAAACACAAAATCCAAATCGTCTTGGAGATTTTTAGGCCG